GTAGTAAACCATGTCGTAACGGTATTTACAATAGAAAGACCACCAAAAGCTAATGTAGCGGCTTGCACTTGTAGTTGAAGATAAAGGAAAGCTCCCCCGGCTTTAATAATTTGTGTGTATAGACGAATTCCCCCTACTGCTGCCATTCCGCCTACAACGGTAGCAAATATTGCAGGAAGTTTATCAAGGTTTAGACGCATAAAGTCGAGAGCGTTTGCAATGCCGTTGAGAGAATTCTTTGCCGCGTCAGCAATACCTAAAGAGTCACCTATCGCATTGAAGAACAAGAGCGAGCTATTAGACAAACGCTGAAATGATGCGTTCAATGTGTCTGCATTTTTGATAGCGTCTGCATGGAATACTTTCTGCAGACGATCACCGACTTTACCGATTTCGTCCGATGAAAGCTTGCTTTGTTTAGCCAGATTAATCAATTGCGGAATTGTTACACCGAAAGCTGTTGCGAGGATACCCAAAGCGCCCGGCAGTCTATCGCCTAACTGCCCGCGCATTTCCTCCATCTGGAAAGTTCCTTTAGAGATTACGTCCGTGAACGCTTTAAAGATCCCCCTAGTTTGTTCGGTATCTAATTGCAAAGCTGCTGCGGCATCTGATACGCCCAGGAAGATTGATTTCGTGTCTTCAGCTGTAACGTTTGTTCCTTTAGTCGCAGCGATTAAAAGACCGTACTGTTTAGCTGTACCAGCAATTTCGAGGCCGAGCTTCTGGGAAATATCTGTGACAAACTTCAATTCATTCGCTGCAGCTATACTCGAACCAGTCGCCGTCTTGAATACCGCATTAATTGATTGCATCTCACGGGTAGCAGAGATAGCTGCTGCGCTGAGCTTGTAGAATGCGACGCCCGCAGCTGCGAAGCCCGCAACCGTCAAGGCAGTTTGGACTCCAGCACGTTCTGTTAACTGCCCAAAGGTGCGCAGGCGAGAGCCTATGCCCGATAGAGGTCCGACAGCAATGATCGAAGCAGTTTCCAGCTCATTGATCGCCTTACTGAACAGTGAGACTGGCTTACCTGCTTCTTGTGCGTTTTGTCCTAACTGTCTTAAAGCTTGCGACGTTAAGGCAGTTGATGTTTTGAAATTGCTTTGTGCTTGACTGAACTGTAAAGAGTTCAGTTTAGCCTTAGACATTGTATTGGCGAGATTGTTGAATGCGTCCGCGTTCTGTTGAATAAGAGCAGTAGGAGCCCCAGCTTTGGCAAGCGAGGATTGCAGGGCTGTCGTCTGCAATGCTGCACGCGTAACGGCTTCGGCTTGTCTATTAAACGCTGCTGCTACTTTATCAGCGAACTCACCGCTCTTAGCCGCCCACTGAGCGGTTTTTTCTTGCAGCTTTTGTAACGCAGAAAAACCGTCTTCGAGTCCGGCCGTATCTACGCCCATTGCTACAAAGATATCGCCAATATTTTGAGACATTACTTTTTACGCCTCTTACTCTGCCGCTTCTCCCGTTCCGCCTTTAGTTCGAAGTACGCGATCCACCTAGCAAACTCGTCTGGAAGCAATTGATGCACTTCATGCTCAAACTTCCCTAAAGCCTCCGCCAATGCTAGGACGTTGTATCGCTCGGGGCTTTCTCTAAGTTTTTTCTTGCTTCATCCAGGTTGACACCAGTCAGCTCGGCTATAGCATTTTGGATTGCTGTGAAATTGTCGTCGAAAGGCAGTCCAAGAATAATATCCTGATCTGCTTGCGTGAATACCTTTTCATTTGTTCCGGGAACGTAGCAGTAATTAATGAGCGCTGCTACTACTCGAGCCTTACTATCTGGGACACTCTGAAGATTCAAAATGTCCCCAAGAGCCGGTTGTTTAACCTCTAGCTCCGTGTCAAAGGCCTTCACTAGGATAGTTTTTGCAGTCCTACCAGAGAAAATTGCGGCTCTGATATCCGTTTTATTTGCAGTCATGGTGCTCTCCTTATGCTGCTTATGTTAATTGGTATTAGCCGGTACCAACATCCGTTGTAGCTGCTGTACCTTGGAACTTAACAGTGAACTCGTTCATGTTATCGATTCCGCCGGCAAGTGACATATCAGTGATGATTGCTGTGCCACGAACACCGTTCGTACCATCATAGAGATAGCGCACATCAATGATGCCACCAGTTTCCCATGCACCCAAGACGATCTGAACTGCTTGTGAAAGTGTGGTGCTAAAATGCTGCCAACCGAAAGGGATCTCGACAAGCTCAGGAACGTTCAGCGGAAGCGTGGTGGTTTCTTCCTCAAGTGCGCCTACATTGCCTGACTGTTTCTCGGAACCAATCTTAAAGAAGCCTCTAGCAACCGACTCACCAGTTCCCGCAGGATCCAGCTCAACGATCAATTCATCCCGTGCGATAAGGGCAGCTCTGAAACCAGCAGTTACATCATAGAACGAGGTGAGATCAAGACTTGCCTTTTTTAAGCCCTGAATGAAGGTTCTAAAACCGCCATTTGCTTGTACAGTTGCAAAGTCGGAAGTCTCAATCGTATCCGCAGACTGTCCAAGGGTAAAAGCGTTTGCTTTACCAAGCGTAGTCGTCGGATAGAAAGAGCCATCGACTGTTACAGGACCTACTACAATATAAGCCGGTTTAAAAACCACCTCGCCGAAGAGGTAATTGAAAGAAAGAACATCAGCGGTATGATCCACTGCGTTATCGTACACTACAAATGTAGCCATACGATTCCAAATGTTCTTTGCTGCGTTCGTGATCTTATAACGTTGTCCCGATACAAGCGTCATCGCTTCGCCAAGCATAGGAGTAGAAGCCCCTTGTTGCTTGATCTTTGCGTGATAGCCTGCAAAACCTTTATAGAAGGCTTGCGAGTCAATCGTCCAGTTAATTAGCCCAATTTCTTCAGAGCCGAAGGAGGCTCCAAAGATCGTGTCATCGATACCGCCAGCTTCTTGGTTAAAAGCTCCTGCGTTACCGGGCAGTGTGTGCCAAGTTGCTCCAGCATCATCGGAGACTTGTACGGTTTTTGGTGTAGTCATTTAGACCTCCTTTTAAGTTACAAAGCTATTCGGTTAGTTCCACTCGCCGGCTGAATAATCAGGCTCCAATTTAAAGAAAACATAGCACGATCCTCTTCATCATAGCCTACTAGCATTATATCGCCGAGCATATTAAACTGAACCCAACGATCTCCATTGACATCCCCACTTGGGTGACCCAAAAGGGCGTTCTTAACGGCTAATGCTTTTGCTTGCGCACCTACATAGTCGTTCTTAGCTCCTCTTACCATCACTTGCATGCTCGGGTAATCTAGAAGCCATTTTGGATTTGCTGGACGTCCGCCTGTCTGCATAATAGATACACATGCATCCGGAGTTCTAGGAAGTTTACCAATAAAAAGATTTGTTCCAAACGTTCCAATGCCCGCTGTAACAAGTAAGTCTTTCATGCCTACGGAGTAATCAGTCATTTACCCCTCCTAGCAAAAGCAGCTTTAACCCTATCAAGCAATAGGCCAAAGTCTTCCTCGATCGCGGATTGAAGAAACTTTGCTCTGGTCGGGGACTGGTGGTTGATGTCAGTCCTTTCGTGGACGAAAACGGCGTAGTTAGGATCTCCGCCTTTTCCGTAGCCCATTTCAGCGCGAGTATCCTTACCCTCGCGCTTTACCTCTAAGTAACCACTCGCTTTCAAATCACCTGTGTCAACAGGAACGTATTCCTGAGACTTATCAAAAGTGGGGCGCAGAGCTTCCTCGAGCACCGAAGGAGTCACGCCCCTAAGTTGATTGATGACGGCTGAGTAGTTCTTCTCGATCTGCTTCATCTGTTCGCGGACCGAGCGGGTATACGAAGCCACTGAAGGTTTCAGCGTCTTCGAAATTCTTACACGTCCAACTTTAGGTATGATGAAGTTAGCCATTATAATATAACCTTCCTTTCATACTCGTGTTGGCGCAAATCTGGCGACTTTCTAAATTGCATAACAGGAGAGGCTCCGGAAGAGTTAGTTGCGACAGCTGTACCAGTTTGATCATCTTGTGCGATATAGTCGCCAATAGCAACATCAGTGTCTAGATAGACAACTGCTTTGCTTTGAACTTCATCGCCTTTAGCACTGTAATACATAACTTGTTTCTCTTCCCAACGACCTTTAATTAGAACGGGTGCTGCAAATGTATTGCCGCCAAAACCATCTGGAGCAGCAGACCATAGAGTAATGGTTTGTTTTAATCCTTTATCACTCACACTGGCCTCCTTTTCCTTTTCGCTCTGTATCTTTATGTTGATAGTTTTAAAGATAACAGTTTAAATTTATATTACACGCCTTCTATTAAGGATCGCATAATACCTCCTTATAGTTTAGCTCTCAGCGCAGAGACTTGTGCATCGAGAGCGTTCATGAATGTCGGATCTTTAAGGGCTTCACGAATACGCCGCGGTGTTTGTTGTGCTTCGAGATTAGCTATCTGTGCTAAAAGATCTCGGCGAGGGGCTGCTGCGGCTACGGCAGCTTCTTCCGCCTGGCGAGCAGCTATTTCATCGGCGGTCATTTCGATGTGCTGGCACTCTTGACCCGGCGGTGCTGCGATTGTTTTTATCATGTTTTACTCCTTAAGTATTCTTGATGCCATACATAAAAATTTTGCCAGATGTGAATGTTCCAGCGGAGGGGAGAAAACTAACAGCATTAGTATTATTAGTGTCTGTCCGAAGAAAAGTTTTAGCAATGTTACCCGGGGAAGCGTCACCGAGTGAACTCTCCCATAAACCTATATTAGTTGGGTTAACTAAAAATGCGTAACCTCTATTATGTGAGGAACTAGCAGTTGTTAATAATGCAGGAGTAGCAGCAGATACACCAGTATAGGAAGGTGCTGTAGTTCCACCTAAAGTTATATAATGTTTTTGTGACGTAAAAGTTACAGCCCATGTAGACCCATTATCGATAGAAGCCCTTAACCCAACAGAAGCTGAAGTAGAATTTAGAAGATTTTCAAACACAAAATAATAACTATTATAACTAGAACTAATCAAACTAGTAAAATTCAAGCTCGCACTAGCTGAAGCCGTAGCCGTTGCAAGTAGAACAAGGGTTGAGGAGCCGCCACCAGCCGCTTGAAACGTAGCTGCAGCTCCTGCTCCATTTGATGTAAGAACTTGTCCAGAGGCACCTGCTGCGATTACATCGGGCGCCCCAGCAGCACTCCAAGTGATAAGCTCACCTGCAGTTCCATTAGCT